ATCCTACTCGGAATCTTGATGTTTATTGGATGGGGTGCAATTGAACTCTACTTCAGAGTTAGAAAAGGTCACAACCGCAAGACTGATTGTCTGGTACAGCCAACTGACCAAGATGTGCGATAAGCTAGATCACGGTAACTTGTGGTCGAATCTCAATCATGTTCGGACCAAGGTAGATAAGGAAATGGAAGCGAGGCGACGATGAGCGTTTACGACGAACTCAAATCGCTGGTCAGTGAAGCCCTGGAGCAGTACGACGCTGGAATGGCCGTCGATTTAGAGCGACGCATGACCGAATTGGCAGCACAGTTGGACGAGCGGGCGTTGGCCGACGAAGCCGCCACCCTGTTCGACCGGATCATCGAAGCCGCCGACGACGACGGCAACGTTGAGGCTGTCGAGGCGACCGAGATCGTCGGTTGGCTGGCCCGCTACCGGGAAGCGAGGGGACGATGAGAACCGGATATGGCGAGATGAAGGTGATCCACGAGACTCCGCCGGTCTGGTCCGATCAGCGCGTGCACATCCTCGATGAGAACCATTGTTGGTGCAATCCGATCTGGGAGGTGGTCGAGGGAATCCTCTGGATCAGGCACCAGGACGAGTTCAAGGTCGAGGTTCAGCGCTGGCTGGCCCGCTACCGGGAAGCGAGGAAAGGAGGTGAATGTGGTAGTTGAGTTTAGTTCAGATCAGGTAATGGAAATCCTCGAATGGCTAGAGGCACAAGACGAAGCAGGGTTAGATCTACAAGATGTTATAGAAGGGCTTAAGAATGGACACCTTAGTACAAGAGTCTCAGTTACAGATCAAAGACACTCCGGGAGTCATACTAGTTTCCCCAAGCAGAGTCAAGACGTATCTAGAGTGCCCGAAGAAGTATGACTATGTTTATACTCAGGAACTACAACAGCTAGGGCCAGCGAAAGGGTATTTCAACAAAGGCAACTATTTTCACGAGTTAGCTCACGGCTACTACCATTTGATTCAATCAGGCTTCAAGCCTGGTTCAGATGAGATTTGGGCAGCCGTATTGGATAAGATGAAGCGGGATTTAAATCAGGATACCAACCCTGAGCTAATTCCCGTATACGGGATTATAACACGAATGATGTCTCGTTTCGTCCACGAACAATCTCCACGAATTGACGACGGAATTACTGTCAAAGAGGTAGAGCAGCAGATTATCTACCCGATGGAGAACTACGCCATGTTTGGCTACGCCGATCTAGTATATCGGGATAAATCAGGTCGTCTACATATTCGTGACCACAAAACTGGTGACAAGGCTTTAGGTAAGTTCGACGCTCAGTTTAGTAACCAATTACTCTATTACTCGGCGATCATCTATAAATCTACTGGGGAAATTCCCGTCGCCGAATTGAGTTACATCAACACAAAGGAATACGTTAAAAAGATCGTCCCAACCGAGCAAGCGTTTGCCTTCAGTATGGTAACTTACTCGGAGAAGGAACTAGATATTTATTTCAAAGAAATTTGCATGACCATCGAAAAGATGCTATACTCTACACCACTCCCCCACTACGGGCAGATGTGCAGGTATTGCGCGTTTCAGACGCCTTGCTTTCTCTCTAGGAAGGGGATAGATGCAACCCCCATCATACTCTCCCACTACAAGAGAGTACCCAGAGATAAGGCTCGGCATGCCCGTTTTACCGAAAGCGACACCACAAATAACAGTGCCGATTGAACATTTTATCGTCAAATTTGCTGACGGTACAGTCAAGAAGATAGAAGTTGGAGATGGTAATGGTTATTACAGAGAGGAAAGGTTTATTGGAGAATCAGCAGAATTTACTACGTACCAATGTTATGTAGCCAAAGGTATGAGCAAGGTGATACCCTCGTATGGACATAAAAGACTTCACGACAGTACAGAACCGGACAGTATGGATAAAGGCTCTAATATACGGCCAGGCGGGATCGGGTAAGACTAGATTCTGTGCAGACGCTCCTAAGCCATTTTGGTTTGACTTTGAAAGCTCAACGGAGACGTTACGTCATTGGGAGGATTACAAGGATATTCCTGTAAAGAAACCGTTCGATGTAGAAGAGATGAAACGAGACGTTCAGAAAGCTATTCTAGACCCGGAGATAAACACCGTTGTTATCGACTCCATTACAACCTGCCTCGACTACTATCTTAGACAATACATGGCTAGACAGAAGAGAGATTCCTACCTCCTTTATGAGGCGGACTATAAATATGCAACCCAAGTATTCACCGACCTATTCGGATTTCTACAAGATGCTCCTATTCACGTCATCGTTATCGGACATGAACGAGTTATACGGGATATTGAGTCAGGGAATATTACCGGAATTTATCCTGATGTCACTCCCAGATTGCAGCAATCTATCACGAGACTAGTCAACGTGGTAGGCTACATGCAAGCGGAACCCAGTCAATTGAAAGGAACTACTAGACGATTGTACGTAAATAGAACCAAGGTGATTGAGGCGAAAAATCGCCTGAACCTACAACAAGTTTATATTGAGAACCCAAGCTTTAAGGAGCTTTTCAGTGACTGAACAATTTACCGTCAACTTTGGTAATGCCAAGCCTCTCGTTCTTCCACCAGAGGGTACCTATACGCTGGTTATCAGCGACTACGAGTTGAAGCAGGCAAAGAACGAAGATTCCAGAAGCAAAGGCTTCAATATCTCTCTCATCTTCAACATCGATGATATCGAGTTTCAGAACTTCCGAGTCTATCACAACCTCTGGGTGGCTTACGAGAACCCGTGGGCAGCCAAGTTGTTCTTCGAGGCTCTTACTGGTCGTTCGATGGATGACGAGGAATTCGATCCGAGTGATCCAAATGCATTCCTCGGAGAAAAGATCGGTGCTGCGCTAGTACACGAAGTGTACGAGAGCAACACTGGGCAGACTAAGACCAAGTTGGCGATTGCTACACCAGACGCCTTCTATACGGTCTAACTAAATCGAGAGGGTAGCTAGTTCCGGATGTCTCCTTTCTAGCTACCCTCTCTTTCTGTTTGGAGAGAAAATGTCAGATCTAGATGTATATCTTGATACTCTCTTTGACGGTCTAGACGGGTATGTTTATTCACCAGTTAAAACTGCGAGTAGTTGGGATGCTAATTGGTTTGAGTGGCCAGCAGAGAAGGAAGATTTAGCACTACACATCCTCTCTAGGGTAGGGGATGTATACATTAGCCCTGCCGTTTATTCTGAGAAACGGCCAGTTAAGGACTCTATCAAGAGACTCCAAACTGTTTGGGTCGAGTTCGATGGGGCGGATAAAATAGACTTTAAAGATGTCCCTCTTCCAAACCTGATCGTTCAAACCAGTTACGCCTCTCACTCTCATTGTTACTGGCGAATCTCGCCTACTAATCAAACGACTGTTGAAGATGTCAATCGGCGGCTAACCTATTACCTTAGGGCCGACAGTAGTGGTTGGGATGCTACTCAACTTCTTCGTCCCCCTGGTACAACGAACCATAAGCATCAGTTGCCTGTTTCCTTAGTGACAGTTGAAACTGGTCTGCATCAGACAGATTCATTTGGATTCGTTCCATCGGTACTTGCTCCACCGGCAGAGATTGTTTCGGCGGCAGATCTGATCCCTGTAGGTCAGATTTTAAATGCTCATAATCTTCCGTTCCAGGTTGTTCGGATGGTGAAGAAAGAAGTTCCGGTAGAACCATACCGATCGAGTTTTCTAGCAAGACTAGCAAATGAATTAGCTGAGGAGTCGTTAACCCATCTTGAGATAGTTTCACTCCTACGGGAGGCTGACAGCCGCATAAAGAAATACGATGGACGTAGTGATCAACTCCTACGATTAAGCCAGATTGCTGATTATGCAATCCACAAGCACATAGCGGAAGAAGCCATTCTTGTCTTCGACCCTGAATACGTCCTAACGCACGTTGAAAATGTTCAGTGGATACTGCCCAACTGGTTACATTCAACGGGACTACTAATTCTTTCTTCCGCCCCCGGTGTAGGTAAGACACAATTAGCTCTCCAGTTGGCCTACTGTCTAACGGTAGGTACCAGATTCTTAGGTATGCTTGCACCGTCTCACCACCGCGTTTTCTTTATGTCACTCGAAATGCATAAGCAATCTCTCAAGTACATTCTGGAGCACCAGAGATACGAATGGAATTCGGTACCTAAATTCCCAATCATAGACGAACAATCCTCCCTTACTTATTACGAGAACCTTCTAGCTGAACATGAGAGCAACGTTCTTATAATTGATAGCTTAACGGAACTCTTCGATGAGACTAGTGATAACCCTAATGGGGAAGCAAGACGAGTAATGAAATGGTGCCGTAAGGTCCAGCGGCGTTATGGGATTGCAATAATACTAATCCACCACAACCGGAAAGCAACAGAAAGTAACCGAAAACCAAAAGGTCTAGCTGATCTTGCGGGATCGTTTCAGTTCGGGAAAGAAAGCGACACTGTAGTTCAGCTGTGGGAGGATCATCGGGGAATAGAGCTATCGTTAGTGAAAGCACGATTCGGTCCTAAAGAAGCTTTCTACATAGAACGAAATCAGAACTTGTGGTTCACAAGAAAGGGGGGAGAGCAAGATGTTAGTAACCGACCAGAGCCAGTTCAACCAGATAAGCCGAGAGATTCAAGCAACTTCAATTTTGGCGCTAGACACTGAGACTAACTATACCGACCTACAGGATGAGAGGTACTTACTAGGTGTAGCGATTACCACTGACGCCAACACTTGGTACGTACCAGTTAATCATCAGCCATTTATGGGGGACAATCCCCACAATCAGCAGATTCCAAAGGATCTCTTCTTAACCTACAGGGGGCCGATTGTAGCCCATAATATGAAGTTCGACGCTGCCGTTTTATCACTAGCCGATATTAGTATCCCAGATAAGAATCTCTGGTGTACTATGATGTTGTCAGTCTACTTAGATGAGAACCACGTTCCAGGCCATAGTTTGGACGCTGTGCTTAAACGGTACCTCGGGGAGCAAAAGAAGACAGTTGAAGCGGAGGCCCTTAAGCGCTTCGGTTGGGAAAAAGCGCCAGTATCCTATATGCAGCAGTACGCGGAACAAGACTGCCAACCTCTTCCCGCACTATATCGACAACTTGTGTCACGTTCTGAGGAACGACACTTAAAGCTTTGGGAAGAGGTTGACAGACCTTTTATGCTGTTGCTAATGGCTCTGGAACAGAGAGGAATCCTTATCGATCGCTCGCTTTGCG